TCTTTTATTGCAAGTTTTACAAACCTTTCTATAAACCTTGTTTCCAGACGAATTTAGGCCTATTAACTGTTGTTTGTTACCACACTCACATAGTCCTTGAATTATTCTTCCCCTAGCGTTCATTTTTTTCTACCCATCCTATTTCCGTCATTGGCCCGCCACATTTTGTGCAGGATTGTGTTTCATTTTCTCTTAAAACTATTGATCCACATATATCGCAATAATCTATTTTCTCAAACCAAGTATTTTTCATATTGATTTCCTATCTAGGCTCGACAACGAGCCATAGGAACCAAGGGAAGTTAAATTAGTATGAGACCAAGAAACTTCTGTATTCCTGGCATTATATTTTTTCTTATAAGTTCTATTATTAGTAGTATCTATAGTAGTATTGTGTCCATTCTGGGTGGACAACTGAGTATCAAATTTGGACAACTGATCTGGTGATTTGGACAAGTCATTAAATTTGTATACTGAAATATTCTTAATAGTATTAGAAGTCTTTGTTAGGATGCCGATTTCTAAAAGTATATCTCTAACTTTCATTGCTGTCTTTCTATCTACCCCAGCCTCTTTAGAAACGGTAAGCCAAGAAGGTTTTACATTGGTGCCAGTTTCATAATCTCCATACATAGATAATGTATAACAAATTAATTTAAAATGAACTGGATTTACGTTATATTTTATAAAAAAATCATGATCTAGATTTTTAATCCAAACCCTGAATGAATGAGTATTCATAGTTTTCTCCTGTCGATGCCATATATCAATTATAGCACAAGCCCAAGAGTTGTCAACTAAAAATTGTTATTCTTCAAAATCTTCACTTTCTTCTGGTTCTTCATTTAATATTTCTGCAGCCTGTTCGTAAGCCTCTTCCATAATATTATTGCCTTCTTCTACAATTATCCCCATAAAATCCATATATTCACCTATATCAACCCCTGGCCAACTATCTCCTGGTTCCGCCGAACCTCTTGCATCTTTAAATGCATCTATAACATAACTGTTATAAACTGTTTGTTGACCAGCATTTCCTATCATACCGTCCATAGTATCCAATGCATCAGCAAGACCTGCATTTATTACACTATTTGCAACTTTATAAGAAATAGCATTTGTAATAGCATTTGCGCTATTAATTGCCACTAAATGATTCCTTGATATTTAATGGCGGTCATTCTATAACTATCTATAGTATTAAATGCATTTAAAACTGGTACTAAAGAATCAATTTGCCAAACTGTATCTGCTAAAATAAGATTTTCATTACTATCAACAATATTTTTTATTAAAAAACCAAGAGCCAAGGGTTCATCACATTTAATACTCATTTTATTTTTATCATTTAAACCAGCAGTTAAATTAATTTTTTTAGCAAAATAGTATTCTAAAACAGATTCAGAGCCTTGCTGTTTTCTAATAAATTTATATAATTGGCCAGAATATTTATGCCTTGGAGTAGTTATTGGTTTCAAATTGTTACCCAATCAACGAATGTTTCGTCGCCTAAAATTTTGCCAGTTTTAATTGATCTGGATTTAAAAAATGTTAATTTTTCACAAACGATAATTACTAATGGCGCTATAAAAGGAGACATTTTATCTCCAGCCTTAAAAGTAGTATAGGCATCATTTTGTCCAGTAGTAGAAACAGCCATTTGTTCATAAACCAAATCTTCATTATTTTCCATATATGCAGATTGATAAGAAACAGCACGTTTTAAAATTTCAAGATCTTTGGTATTAGTTACCTCATCTTCAAATTTTCCTATATAAGCCTCAACTAAATATTGGGCTCTAGCAACTAGTTGATTATTAACTATTTTGCCAGTTATTGTTTTTACATCATTTATTGTAGCAAGCATTTATTCTCCTTTTTTATTCCGCTAACCATTTTAATCCAAGCCAAGTCATACTTAGGACTGGAATTTCAGTAGTTGTAAAAGTTTCCTCTGTATAATCTGGATACAAATCTGATTGATATTTTAAATCATTATTTGTAGATTGTTTTCTTATAAAAGAATTACTGCAATGTGATTGTGATTGAATAATACCACCACCGCCACCCAATGTTGGATCTGTTTGTCCAATTGGATTTGCATCTTCTGAAAAATCATACAGATCTTTTTTATTTAGACGTTTTGTAGAATATTGCCAAGCAGCAGTTGAAACGGTTTCACCATTTTGTCCTGAAGTTACATTTTGAATAACACCCTTATTATAATCTTCTCTACTAAAGGCGTATCCATCTTCTACGCAATTTACAAATACTTTGCCAGATCCATAATTTCCAGCAATTGTTGTAATGTAATCGTCGTATGGATTTGAAATTGCTGTTGACCCACTGTATACGGTATTAGTAAATTTTGTAATTGCAGTTCCATAATTTATATCAGCAACTGCAAATGCTGGAATATCTTTAATAGATTTTTGATTGTGTAAATATCCTGGTAATTGTTCATTTAATGTTTCTGGTAACGTAGTTAAACCAGGAATATAAAATTCATCGCCCTCCAATAATCCAAATTGACGATAATTATATTTAATGTGATAGTCACTCTTAGTTCTATCTGGTGAATATGTTACAAAATCAGTCATGATATATGTTTGTTTGTTTGTTAATCCATTTAATGTTGTAGACAAATGATATTTATTATTTCTGTGTGTATCAAAATAATTTGTTGCTACTTCTCCAGATTCAAATGGACTAATAGCAGCACTTTGTGCATCTGATTCTGTATTTAATAATTGAGGAATATAGTTAACTTTGTCAACTATACCAAAATCTATTGCTAATTGTGGACTTGATATAAAAATAGATTTTCCACTGTTAACAGCAATTTTAAGATTATTTATGAAATTTTTATATTTTTCTATTACTTCTATTTCATTTAAAGTTTCTAGTGATTTTATAATATCTGCAAAATTTTCAGGGAAATTTGCAAAAGCAATAACATCATAATTAAAATCGATATCAGTATTTATATTAATAAAATCTTGATCTCCAGAAGAATTTATCCACCTATTTCCATGAATTGGATATGATTGTAATTTTGCAATTGAAATTTCATTATCTACTTGTACCCAATCTTGAGCATCATCTCTTGGATTAGATATTGTATTTTTTTGATAAAATGTAGTATCTTTATATTTGCCATCTTCAACATAAACAAATACATTAGTTAATTCATTACCACTTAAGTCATCGGGTCTATTCATTGGAACATCTGGACCATTGAATATCCAAACTCCATTTCTTGTTGCGGTTGGCTGATTAAATAGTAAGACTTTATCTCCCTTTTTTAAAAATGCTCCACCATATAATAAATTCATTATATATTTAGGATTATCAAGATATGATCTAGTAATTGCATTTTCATTAGTAATATCTTTTTGTTGCCACCAAGAAAATTGTTGACTTCCCTCATAATAAGAATCATTAGCATATTGTATTCCTGGGGCTATTGTATAAACTGGTTTTCCAATTGCAGTTTTTACATTTGTTAAAAATGTTGGATCTTTTTTATCTTGATTTAAATCAATATTCATCGTTTGTGTTAAAGAAAAAATATTTTTATGGGTTGTACTTATTGAATAAACTTGATAATTTTCATCAAATTCTAAACCATTTAAACATTTTTCTTTTTCTTTTAGCAATGAATTCCAATATAATTTTAATACTTTATTTTTATTGACCGAAATACTTGGTTGAACAATATTAGCATTTGCAACACATTTTACTGGCTTTATAATTTTTGCACCTTCACCATTAAGCATTGCATATACATAGTTTAATTTTATATAATGATCAGATAATGCTCTTGTATGTCTAAAAACAAAATCTCTAATACCACCAATATATTGATCTGTCAATAAGAATTCAGTCCAATCTCTGGTATTAAATGATTCACCCTCTACTGTTCCTCCTGAAACTTGAAGATTATAATAATTGCTTTGTTCATAATTTAAAATACCAGGATTTAAACTATCATTAAATAATATTGTTGGAACAGGTAACAACATATTTGATTTAATATCATAACTCTTATTATCTAATTCTCCATCTATCCAAATTTCAATTGAGCCATCCCCAACATGTTTTTGTTCTGAAGTTTTTGTTGTTAAATAACTAGGTCTATTTATTATTATATGGTGCCAATTTCCATCAACAATATTTTGTTTTCCATCTATTTCAATTTTTTTCTTTTCTGTTCCGTAATGAATTTCATAAATAATTTTTATTTTTCCATCTACTAATTTTAAAGAAAATGATCTATGTCCAATTTGAACATTTTGCAACATAAGTCCATTTTTATAATCATCTGCTGGATTACTTGTATATTTTGTACTAGTAACATCGTCTTTTGTTTTATTACTATATCTTTGTAACTCTACTAATTCTCTTTCATTGCTTAATTTATCAGGATTATTTTGTCCTGTATAAATAAATTCATCATAATCAGCAGTAGGTCCTTTACCGATTGTGTCTGTATTTCCACCTTGTGCCTGAGCAACACTATCATATCCATAAGTATTTCTTGGATGTATTGTTCCAGATAATATTGTACAATTTGATTTTTCTGGTTTAATTGTTAATTCAATAGATCCTTCTCTCCAAACTTCAGTAAAGGGATCTCTCCAAACATTTAAAAATGTATCAAATCGTCCAAGTCCATTATTTAAAGCAATCCATGTTTTATTTTCTATTTTTGCATAACCTTTATTGCGTGGACCACCATTTGAAAATAATATAGAATTTATTCCAAAAGATTTAAAATCATGAAACAATCCACCACATTTTAATGGAATTAATCCAGTCCCATTTCCACCTCTTGCAAATTCTTGGGTTGTTCCACTGCCTGGATCAAAAATAAACCAGTTAAGTGGATCATGTGCAATTGGAGTAAAGTTATCTAAAGAAGGTCTTTGATCTACCAATAAATTATTTTCTGTCGGATTACTGAATAATTCAACAAGATCAACTTCACTTGGATAATCTGGTCTATTTTCTATTTTAATAAAAGGATCTCTTAAAAAGTCTGTCATTAATCTATATCTCCCGAAACATAAGGTCCACCATAACCAAATACTCCACTTGCATTAATTAATGTTTGATATTTAATTAATAAGTTATATGGGTCAATATCTGGAGTACTAGTTAATAATGTCACTGTAGCACTCATTATACCAGCAGGTAAAGTAATAACTACAACTGCTTCATTTATAAATGCACTTGCAATCAATGGTGTAGCAGAAATTATACGATTTGTTATATTTGTTGCAGTTACGACTGGCATAACCAACAATGCGGAGGCTGTAATTGGGGTTGCAGATATTGTTCTGTCATAATCTACAATAAGGGTAGGGGTCACCAATTGTGCAGTTGCTGTTAATGCTGTAGCAATTCTTGTATTTCCAGCACTAATAGATGGCATTGGAAGGTTTGCATTTGAAGCAATAAAGAAGTCTGCTGCCCAAACTTTATTAGTTCGTGCAGGCATTGCATTATAAATATTTGTTACAAGGGTTTGATTTGCACCAGTTTGTGCCCAATGCAATTCATCAACTAATATTGAAAGATTTGATGGTTCTACTGGTAAAGCAGTAACGTTAAATGGGGTAATCAAACCACCAGCACATAGTCTAGGATAATTATAGGCCTCATCATTTGTTGGCAAAGATGTTGCACTATTTGTTGTAGTGCCAGTATATGCTCCAAGATTTATTGTTGATGCCAATACACTGTCAACATATAGATTAACAGTATTATTATTTGCATTTGTATGATTAAAGTTTATTAATATAAAATGTCTGTTTCCATCAAACAAGTTATAGTTAGATGCGGTAGGAGAATCAATATGTGTTCCAGATCCATTGTTAAATTGTAAATGAAGTTTGTTTTGATACTGATATAAAATTACATGTTGATTATCTTTGTAGCCATTTAAATTCCATAAAACCTTTAAACCGTTACCCGAAGTATCTTGTGGTGTACTTTGCATCCAAAATGCTGAGTGATATGTAAATTGTCCAGTTCCCCATGTATCATTCCATTCAGATTCTTTCATTATAATTCCAGAATTATTATATGATTGTGAAGTTGTTGATACCGACTTATTATTAATTCCATATCCTGGATTTACTACTGTTCCACCAATTACTGTAGGAGTAACAGCATAATCATTGTCACTTCCAGAATCAGTATAAACACTTGAACCATCTAATGTAACATATCTAAATGGTGCAATGTTAGTATTTATGTATGAATAATATGTTCCATCAAGAGCAAATGAATTGTTACCCTTTTCAGCATAGGCTGTCATAGGAACAGCATTTTTTCTATAATCTGGAGTTCCATAAAATGATGGATTTACTGATAGTGCAGATGCTGTAATTGGAGTGGAACTAATATTAATGTATCTTTGTGCAGCAACTACTGGATCAACAAATAGTTGAGATGCTGTTATTGGTGTTGCTGGAAAATTATTATTATCTACTGCTAAAACAACTGGATCTACAAATTCTGCATTTGCATTAAATTCATCAGCAAAAATTGTTTTATTAGGTGAGTTACTAACAATAAAATTATAATGATTAAGAATATCATTATTATCTAATGAATAGTTATATATTGCAATTTCATCAAACCATGTCTCCATTGTATTTCCATATATAACTGTACTTGATAATGTATTATCAACTTGTGTTGTATTTGGAGTAAATGTAAAAGTATTAGTTCCCATTAACAATCCGTCAATCCAAACCTCTATCTGTTGTTGAGATGATATTGTTTCTTTAGCATTAATAACAAGATGATGCCAATTGTTTATGGATACAGATGATTTTGGAACTGTAAAATTAGTAATTGTTGATGTTGTTGGATTTGCAAATTCTATTCTTAAAGTTGCATTTCCAGACCCGTTTGGCCAAGTGTTACTAGTTGGAGCAATTAAACTAATATATATATATCCATTTAACAAGAAAAATGTGCTTGTACTATAAGCACTTGGCTTTAACCAAAATTCATATGCCCATGTTCTTGTTTTGTGCATTGCCTTTAATGCATTAATACCATCAGTACCACTGAGTGTAATTTGTTTATTACCATCTGCTGCTGCAGTATTTGTTTGCCAAGCATTACCATTACCAATTAATGAAAGTGGTATGCCAGCATTTGCTGTAACTACTCCAGAATCAAAGGTTGTTGTGAAAACGGTATTGCCAGAGTTAACGGTTGCTGGACTATTACGTTGTCCATCATAAATATAATAAATTGGGTCTAATTGTTTTACTAAGTTAAAATAATTTGCAGTTACTGATCCAACACCATTTGCCATTAATGCAGAAGCAGTCATTGGAGCAGGTGATTGAGTAACATCATCAGAACCAAATCTAAATGGCTCAATCATTTCTGCAGAAGCAGTTGCCTCATCTGCTGGATAACTTATTGAACTGCCTGCAATAGAATCATGTGTTCCAATATCAGCAGTTACTATTCCAAAATCTCCAGCATTTATTGATATATTTATTTCTGCTACAACACTAAATGGATTAACCATTAATGCTGAAACTGATATTGATGTAACAGTTTCTGTATTATCATTAAATGTAAATGACAATGTTGGTTCTGTCATTAATGCAGTTACTTGTCTATATAAATCTATATAGTTAACTTCTCCAGATACTGCTAAATATGATATTTCAGCAGTTGCAGTTAATGGTTCTGTTCCAAAAGAAATTCCAGTTGTTGTTGATATTACTGGTTCTGGAAAGTGTGCATTTGTTGCTGTTGCTGGTGTTTCCGTTATTGTTATGTTGGCGCCAGCACCTGCAGTCCATATTTCTGAAATTGCTGTTGATGTAAAAATAGTTGGATCGCCATGAAAATAATTTGATATGTTAACTGTTGATTCAGCAGTGGCTGCGCCAAGTGAGCCAAAGGTAATTTGTGTTGGACTTTGTATTGTTGCTTGACTTAAAGTACTTAATAATGATCCATCTAAATAAACTTCTATATTATTTGTTGTATTTGCAAATCTTCTTACTGCAACAAAATACCATCGATTTGCTTCAATAGTTGGACCAAGAGTTACTACTGAGCCAGTAAAAGTAAAAGTAAGTCTTGATGGTGAAGTAGCATTACCTGTATGACCAATTTGAATTCTATTTATTGATGAGCCAGTTTCAAATAGATTATTTGTAGTTGTTCCTGTAGGTAAAGATGAATATTTAAACCAAAATCCCATTGTAAATAAACCATCTGCAAATCCTGCAAATTCAGCATTTTGAGTTGTTGATCTAATTAATGATGATTGGCTTAGAGAACTTCCTATTCTAAAACTCCATGATCCAGCACCGCCAAATGGTCCATCATTTGACACATAAGTTGGTGCTGTATTTGTTAAAGTATAAATTCCATTTGATGCTGTACCAGTTCTTGTTGGTGTTAAAGTATATGCTTGATTGAATTCAATACCACGTTCATGTGTATAACTGGTTATTTTATCTGATAATGTACTCATAAAAAAAGACTACGCCACTAAAGACGTAGTCTGAATCCCCTCCCAAATAAAATCTGGGGTGACGGCAGAGATACTAGTGCCACCAATAGAGGGAATTGTTGAAGCCAGGTAGACAGGAATAAATCCCTCAATATCAACAGAAATATTACATTCTGTAATAATTTTGGCATTAACCATTTCGGCTTTGCAGCCCATTGTTAATACGTCTACCTGGATCAGAGTATTCATTACGCTACTGTTACTCTCACAATACCAGTTGAATCCCAAGTAATGGTGAAGTTACCATTTGAAGATGACTGATCTGATCCGAAATCAACATATCCAATTAAAGGACGTGTTGCGTTTGTAGCAGGTGAAGCATCATAAATTACTGCATAACGAGCAGTGATTGTAGATGAAGACCAAGTTGTATCGTCAGCATCAAGCACGATTGTGTTTGTTCCTGAGTTATATGTATTGGTCTTGTTTGTTAATGTATTACCACCAGATGTATATCCAGTTGCTCCTGAGACTTCGTATGTTGATACGTCATCAAAGTAGTTATGTGAATCTTGATCTGGTGTATAAGAGTTGGTCAAAAGAGCGACCTTGATTGTGTCTGTGTCCCAGTCAATCTCTTTATTTAGAGCCTGAGATAGGAATTGTCCATATAGTTTAGAAGCCATTTGTCACTCCCCCCTTACGCTGTCTTCTCAACAATTGAGAATGCATCTGCATCTGCAACTGCGAAACCACGACGGATGCGAGTCTTCAAGACTACGCCATCACGATCAAACTCTGCATCACGAGAAACAACTGATTCTACGCCACCACGAACACCGTTGATAAGCATCTGACGGTTACCTACGATAAGTAGGGCATTTCCTGTTGGTGAATCTGTTGCTGCTGCTGATGTTGCTGCACCGTATGAAATTACCAATGGATATCCAAATAGAGATCCTGGTGTTCCTGCTAATGGATCTGGTAGAACTAGATCATTGTTTCCTTTGATCATTCCACGGATTTCTTTAAGCATTTTAGGGTGAGCCATCCATACTGTGTTGGCTGCATCAAACTTCTTTGAGTTTTCAACAAAACCAAGTGCATTGTTAATGTCTTCATATGACATTGCTCCGCCTGTTTGAATAATTTGTGAAACTGGTGCGCTTGGGCTTGTTGCAACTGCACGATATAGAGATGTATATGGCTGACCATCATCTCCATCGCCTGCTGCTGTTACGCCAAGGCATGCATTGTCAAATTTACGAGCAAAACGGGAAGCCCATTCACGCTTGTAAACTGAAAGTGTGTCAACGAGTGAATCGTTTACATCTTCTTCTGAAATATGCATTAATTGTGCATACTTTCTTGCTGTCAATACGATTTCGTCTAGAGTTGGGCTTGATGCAGGAATTTCTGCGCCTTCTGCTACCACTACTGGTGCATCTCCAACAAAACGAGGTACTGACTTTGTGCGGGAAGCCATTGCTTCACGACGGGCATAACGCTCTACAGCAGAATTAGCAATAAGATCTTGAATTACTGCAGATCCTTGCTCTTCTAGAATGTATCCGTTAGCCTCTGTTAAATCAACACGACTAATTGTCATTTTTTATCTCCTTAAGATAATTTATTTTATAAATATAATTATGAATCGTCTAATTCATAGAAAAATATTAGTAGAAACGTCCATTTCCCTAACTTGTCCTATTATATCAGTATTATATCCTTCCAAGAATCTTTCTGGCTTGCATTTCTGTAGCAGAAATCCTTGTATTTACAGTTGTGCTTACGGCAGTATCTGCTTGACCACCAACACGAACTTTGGCATCAAATAATTCTGGTAAGTCTTCTTTTAATTGATTAAATTGATCTTCAAACCCAACAACCTCTAGATTTTCATCAAATTGTAGTGTTGTCATATTTAAAAATTTTAAAACCCTACGAGGTTCTTTTATTCCTTCAGCAGATAATTTTTGCATTATTTTTTCATCCAAAAGTTTTCCACTAAATTCAGCAATTTTTAAATCTTTGCTATTTAGATCAATTTCCAACTTTTCTTTTTCTTCTCTAAACCTTTTAGCATCCTGTTTTGCACGATCTAAGGCTGCTAATACGGCTTTTGCATCATCAATTACTACTTCATTTGTTTCTGTAGTTTCTTGTGTTTGTGTGTTTTCAGTTTCCAATTTCTCCACCTGTCGTTTCCATTAGTACATTATTTGTATTTATATTTTGTGATAAATCAGTTAACGACTCTTCTGTTGCTGCAATTTCTTTTGCTACGTCTAAGTCATAACCCATTTCAACCAGGATTTGCTCAAGAGAAACACCAACAACTTTCTTCTTGACTGCAACTTCCCAATTATCTAAACTGTCCATACTTTCAATGTCTTTCCATTTGACTTGAACGTTTGGTTCAGTAGAATTATCCATTTTTAGAATAAATCTAAACATATCAGCCCATGTAGATCCAAAAGTAATTTGACGATCTTTTACTTTTGCAATTAATGGTGCTTCTGCAGTTCTTAATGATTCGCCAGAAGGAATACTTCCAGTTTTTTCAAAATAATGCAGCGGGGTACATGTAATAGATGCCATTGCACGAACAAAATCTTTTACTGGTTCTGTAAAGACTTTGTAATCTGCTGGAGAAAATTCTCCGACCTTATCTACACCCTTTAGATACCAAAGTTCTCCTGGTCCATTTTTTAAACGTCCCATATTTTCTTCTACGGTTGCTCCATCTTCAAAATCTTCAAATTCTGCAGAGTTTCCTCCGTTAGAAAGTGCATATCGTTGTGGCGCACCTTGGTAATCAACTGTTGTCATATGTGTAACAACTAATTTATTAATTGCATCTTGCGGACCGTAAGCATCTGCGTGTTCTGGTCGTCCATATTGTTTTGATGTGCGGAAATGAAATACTGGAATTTCTCCCCAAGGATTTTCAATAACCGAACTTAAAATAAATCCATTTGCAGATACAATATTTACAACCTCTCCAGGCATTGTATATTTTTCAATACGATCTGGATAATACATATTTAAATGAGAGGTTTTCTTTGTATGATCAGTTGGATCTTCAGACTGCCATAATTTTGCGGCTAATCTTTTTATACGTGGATTCTCATCATCATAAATCATAACTGTTGTTAAAGGTGAATTGTAATCAACAGTAACATTACCAGTCACATCTGTCCAAACAATTGCATAACAATCTCCGTATGCAAGTGCACGACGATGAATCTCATCAGCATCAATTTGCAAATCATTCATTTGCCAAATATCATTTATTTTTTTATTTGCTTCTTCAGTATTTGCTGTAATATTTGCAATTTCTAAACGATTAAGAACTGAATCTACAACTGTTCTTGCAAAATTGAATCTAAAATTGTTTATAGTATTGCTAAGTAATCTAAACCAACGAGTATTAGGAAAAATTTCAGCATTTGTTCCTTCATAATATGACTCAGCGGCTAGATAAGTATTTCTTCTATCTACGATTGTGTCGATAGCCTTTTTAATATCAGACATGTTGTCTCCTTAAGTAATTTACTTGTCTTGCTTCTATCTTTGGTGCTTTATTGTCTAAAAAGTACAAAACACCAGAAACAACAGCATCAAGTACGTCTTCGTGTGCTATTTTAGGAAATGACCACATTTGTTCTTCCAAAATTGGAAAATGTTGTGTATGTCTAATCTTTCCTTGTTGATAAAAATTCAAAGCCTTGCCTGCACGAATCTGCTTGGATAAACTTTGATTTTTTGATCTATATTTTGCGGGGACATTCTTAAATACATCCTTCCACAAATCTCCACCCTGGTTAACTTCAACATAAAGCACACCAACTCCATAGTTTTCTACTATAGAGTATACCTTGTCTGCTAACTCAGATGGAGACATTTTAACTTGTTCTGCATATCTTACGTATATATTTTCTTTACCCAAAGAGTCTACCCCTCTGGAAAGCACTGCAATCCCTGTATAGTCAGAGATTTTGTTTTTTGTTACTGCTGGGTCAATAGAAATGATAGTGTTTCCATATTCTTCAACCTCTTCAATAATAATATCTTCATTAGTCCAGAATGTTCCATCTGTATTGATTGGGCGATTCATATAGTTTTTAGCAAAATCACGAAGGTGTCTTTGGCTTTGAAGCCATTCTAATGACCACTTCTCAGGCCATACAGACCTCTCTGATGCATCATCATTAGGCATAATGGCTGGATAGTAGTGAACACTAACATTCTGGTCTTTAATCCATTCTAGTTCAGGACCAGTGTGTCCTTCGCTATATTTTCTGAACTGATCTATTACAGAGTTAGGCATTGTGGTTGTTCCAACAAAAATCATTCTTGCAAAAATATTCATAGGAGCAATATCATCAAAGACTGTATTTTTTTGTTGCCCTGCCTGATATTCGGAATAGTTCTTTTCACCTTTTTCAATATCATCTAGAATAATAAGGTCTGGACGTTGTCCAAAAACTTTTTTTCCCAAAGAGTTGGTATCAATACCATTAGCATCAAATATAAAATCGTTGCTTTGAATAATACGCCAAGAATTAGATGCCATGGCACGACCTGACGAAGCCACAATTTTAGGTTTGCAAAATTCTGGATAATCCATTTGTAAATACTCATTTGACTCCAATTCGTTTTTAAATGTCATAAGATGAGTTTCGGCTTGAGAAGCGGCATCAGAAAAGGCGGCAATAAACTTGACATGTCCATGAGCAGCAGCCCACATAGGCAGAATAAGGAATATCCAAGTAGATTTGCCACACTCTCTAGGGGCAATAAATGCATCACGATACTGTTTTGGTTTGGATGGGATATCTATCCACTTCTTTCCATATTCAGCCAAATCAATATGGAATTCTGATAATGTTATTTCCCCTTGAGGGTTTTTTAGGTGATGAGGTAAATAAACCAAAGCAAATAGCATTGGATCGTATTTTGTAAGTTCTCTACGCCCCTCTGAAAATGTTAAGAGTTCAAGTGGTACTGATTCCAAAATATCAGTTGCTTTAATTATTTTCTCCTTGTTTTCGTTGCTAGAATTTGATAGATTTCATCTACCCTTTGTTCTACTCTCAATAATCTTTCGCTATTAATCTCAACTTTATCTTTAATACTGGTTCCAGAATTCGGTTTAAGTTCTGCCAAGGTTTTGATCATATATCTCATGATTCCGAAGAAACCTCCTGTAATTCCCAATATGATACCTCCGATGGCTGTGATG